TCTTCCCCGTCCTCGTCCTCATCGTCCTCATCTTCATCTTCATCCTCCTCGTCGTCTTCGTCTTCGTCTTCACTATCGTCGTCACTTGACTCTTCGTCATCCTCTTCGCTTTCGTTTTCGTCTTCATCTTTTTCCTTCACCTGGACGTACACCTCTTCCAATGCGGACACTTCCAACTCCGGTGCGGTTAAATCTATCTGCGCCACATCACAAATAACATCATCCTCATCGGAAATTACAAGCTTATTACGATTTCCTCGCGAATTATGATTGGATATAGACGATACACGACCCTTGGAAATACGGAAAAACTTATTCAGATTATCCAAGAAAAAATTGGAGGAGTTCAAATACTCATAATCATCAGCGATATTCATCTTGAACTTCTTCTGGACGGCAGAGAACGACCCATAGTAATCTATAGAATGCTTAAACTCATGGACCTCCATCAACTTACTGGATAAGAGGCAGAAGAACCCATCTACATAGGATGCGTTGTTTGTATCTGCTAATTTCCCGAACTTCGCACCATCCACTGTAGGTAGCGCGCGGATATCATCACTTTCCGTGTCGTATCTACCGATCATATAACGGATCGGATCTAGCAACGGAGAGTATTTTATAAAAATCTGTTTTTCTAAAACCTCGTTGGTAGCGGTATCAATTACAGTCGTCAGATCATTGAGATGATAACGGTGGTTGAATTGAATGGAATTATAGTTGTGGTCGTTAATATCAAACAACAGCTTTAACACCGGTTGATAATATTGGAAGGAGCTTAATTGAAACGGGTTATATCCATGTTTCAAATCATCGGATGTAGGCGTAAACTGGCTCTCTAAATGTTCCAGGTTTAGAGAATTAAATTGTTTCGTGGGCTCCAACATTTTATAACTGTATTCCATATATTTTTTTGGTGAATATGAACGTTTGTTTCTAATTTATATTTTATAGATTAAATCTATAAATGACATTGGAATTGAAGAAATTTAATATGCGGGATATAACATTCAAGGCCGATGAAAATAAGGGGCCTGTGGTGGTTCTCATCGGCCGTCGTGATACAGGTAAGTCGTTCTTGGTGCGTGACTTACTGTATTATCATCAGGACATTCCGATTGGTACTGTGATATCCGGCACGGAAGCTGGTAATGGTTTCTATAAGGAACATGTGCCTAAACTATTTATTCATGATGAATACAATACGGTGTTGATTGAGAACATTTTACGGAGACAGAAGTCCGTAATGAAACAGATGAAAAAGGAGATTGAAACTTATAAACGGACCACAATTGATCCTCGTGCATTCGTTATTATGGATGACTGCTTGTACGATCAGACATGGACTCGTGATAAGATGATGCGACTCCTATTTATGAATGGACGTCATTGGAAGGTCATGTTGGTCATAACTATGCAATATCCGTTAGGCATTCCGCCCAACTTGCGTACAAATATTGATTACGTGTTTATCCTGCGAGAACCATATTTAACAAATCGGAAGCGTATTTGGGAGAACTATGCCAGTATGTTTCCGACACTGGAATCGTTTTGTGCTGTCATGGATAACACGACGGAGAATTATGAGTGCTTGGTAATCAATAACAATGCCAAGTCTAACAAGCTGACCGACCAAATCTTCTGGTATAAGGCCGAAAACCACCCGAATTTCCGGTTGGGATCCAAAGAGTTCTGGGAAATCTCTAAGAGCATGGGGTCTGACGACGAAGACGAGGCGTATGATCCTTCTAAGAACAAGAATGCTAAGAAGGGAGCGAATCTGAATGTGAAGAAGGCGAATTGGTAAGGTGCGTTTGTTCGGTATGCGTAAGTTTAGCAAAATGTCTTTGGATATTGTATATCAGATGGACTTATTTAATAATTTATTCGGGTCTAAACCAGAGTCGCCTGAAGTCATCTCAGCCAAAGCTAAAAAGGATGAGATTACAAAAAGGTGTGCCAAAGAACAGACGGATGTTGACAAAGAGATAATTGATGCTAAAGCTAATCCGGTTGCTTCGGAGGGAGCCGTTAATGGCGCGCCTGTAAAGGAATCAGGATCGGAAGACTCTACTACACATCTAGACAAAAAATCCAACCCATTCGCTGCCATAAGTCCTTTGGTTACACCCGGAGTTAAGGCGCAGGGGGAAGAGTCGCCCAAAGGTGGAAAATCAAAAAAGAAGAAGGGTGGAAAATCCGACATGAAAAAGTTTAGCAAGAAACGTAAAGGAGGGAAACGCGCAAAGTCTCAAAAAAAGCGCCGTTAACTAAAAATTATATTATACATATATAATATAATGGAAAGCAATATCCCTGAAGGAATTAAGCAAAAACTCGTAGCGGCGGGAGAAGCGGCGGGAAGAGCGGCTGCTGCGATCACTATTGATGAAGCGAAGACAGCGCTTGATGAAACGGCTGCTGCGTATGCTTCTGTTGCAGGGGATGTGTCTCCGCCAGCGGCGCAGGAGGAGGAGGTTGATGAGGAAGAGAAGAGAGAGGATGAGGCTGCGCCTGTAGCTACTGCCATGCCAGAGGGAATCACTGACGCTGAGAGAGCTGTCAGGCAGAAAACTATTGATGATATGCCTCAAACAAACGATACTGAAGTTGCTGCAGTTGAGGCAGCTCAGAAATTACTAAATGAAACTCCGACTAAATCATCTGGCGGCAAAAAGAAGAAGAGGCGCGGCGGAAAGAGCCACCGCATATGGAAGAAAAACAAGAAGGGTGGCAGGCAATCCAAGAAGCGCCGTTAATAATTATATTTGTATCTAAACTAAATATAATTTTACCTTTACTTCTCTCCAGAAACAACACTATCACGCAGCAGCTCATTCCTCAGATTCACACTGGCAGTATCAGCAACCTCGCGACTCTCAAAGTCAACCGTCTCCTTGACTCCGATCAGCTGTCCGTCCTCATTCAGCGTCTGCGTGAGAACATTACCACTCTTCTTCGCAAGCTCAATGTTCTCCTTGATCGCCTTCTGCTTCGTCTCCTTGACACGGCGCTCAAACTCCTCCTTCGCCTTCGTCTCATTCTTCAGCTTCTCGTGATGCAACTGGTTGAGCTCCTCCTCCATAAACTCAATGCGCCCTGTCTTGTACGCATCCGGGTCCCAAGGGATCCACATGCCAACCGGTCCCACGAAGATGTCGTGGTTGGGATCCACCTCGCGCAACTTCTTGCACTTCATCTCCGCCTCCTCCTGAGTAGGGAACACGCCACGAAGCTTCATGCCGCGCACCGAAGTCTGGAACGCATGTGCGCGCTGGAACTGCTCGTTCAGCTTATCCTCGTTCTTCTCCATATACGTCTTGAAATCATCATCAACTCCCGACGCCTTCATCTTGACATCCTCCTCCTTCACGAACTCGGTAAAATCGGCCATCACGTCATCAATCTTTAGGTGATATTTGTATGCCATGAAGTTGAGAAAGTCCATGGACTTTTCCATGCATTTAGTAAATTCCCATTGCTTCAAGAACTGCTCGAAAATGTAATTCTCGCGCTTTTTTAGGATCTTCTCCGGAGACACGAATGACAAGCATGCGAACTTCTGTCCGGCAATCGGGGGATCCTCGTCGCACAGATCAATATATTTAGGGTTCGCGCCCCCATTCTCAGAATTCTTTCTCTCAAATCCAGACATTTAGTTTATACTAAGTAAGCATAGATTTATTTAAGTGTTTTAAATTGTATATATATTACGGGATTTTTTTATTGTACTATAATATATAAAAACATGTCCGGCATCGATTTTAGCGAACTTCTTAAGCGTGCGATTAAGTACATCGTTGAGGGCATCATGGTTGCGATCGCTGCTTTCGCCATCCCCAAGAAGCAGCTCAACGTTGAGGAGGTTGTCATCATTGCGCTCACTGCGGCTGCCACCTTCTCCGTTCTTGATGTCTTCGTTCCTTCCATGGCGTCCTCTGCCCGTGGTGGTGCTGGATTCGGTATCGGCGCGAATCTCGTAGGGTTCCCTCGCGTTGGTATGTAAATCTTCAAGGGTACAAATATAATTAATTTTTCATTCTACTGAAAAATTGATTTCATAAAATATTAACTGTAAAAACGACATCACCCCCCAAGCATAATGAGTGCAGTAAAAATGTATTTCAAACAAATTTTCATCTACAACATGCCGGGTATAACACGAGATAATAACTACCCTCTCATTCAGTTTGATA